CGGCGACGGTGCAAACTCAACTATTTGGCATTGCCGTAAAAGGAACGACGGTAAGCATGGCGGCTCTTCAAGCATTACTTGGTTTCGGCATACCATTGGCAGTAGCCGGGATTACTGCGCTTGTTACGGCAATGAGCAATGTCAAATCGGAGACGGATGAACTAACCAAAAAGACTAATGACCTTATAGACGCTTACAAGCGCAACCAGGAAGTTGCGGCAGAATCGTCCAATAGCCAGCTCGGAGAAATCGAAATCGCAAAACGGCTTGTGCAGGAACTGGAAGCTATAAAGAACGGAACGGCCGATGCAACAACAAAAAAACAACAGATGTCGGCCGTTATTGACCAACTAAACGCAAAAATTCCGAATTTAAAGCTTGCGATAAATTCCGTGACCGGCGAACTCAATGTGCAGACGACGGCCATATACAACAATATTGAAGCTTATAAACAAATGCTTCTTGTACAGGCCAGCGAGAAACAGGCAAGTGCTGCGGCCGAGAGCCTAATTGGATTACAGTCCCAGAAGGCTGCCCTGCAAAAAAATTTGAACGACTTGCAATCCCAACGCGCAGACATAGAAAAGAGATTGCAGATTACGCCGAATAACCTTAGGGGTTATGGCTTTGGCCCGAATGCTTCTACGGATTTAATTGAAATTGACAGACAAATTAGCAAGGTAAACGAAAGCATTTCACAGGTAGATTCATCTATAGCCGATGCTGAAAAGAAGATGCAGGAATCGTTTAACCTATCCAATGAATATGCGGCAAAGTATGGCAAACAAGTAAAGACTCCTACTGGAACCGAAACGGGCAACCTTGCGCCGGAATTTACCGAAGAAAACTTAAAAGCATTGCTTAATGCAAACAAAATATCTCTGGACGAATATATAGAAAAACTTAAGAAAATAAGAGATACGGAATTTGAAGGTTATAATAAGTTATCGGCAGAAAAACTTAATGAAATGCTAAATAACCCTGTGACCGCAGAAAAAACAAAGGCTTATCTTTCCCTTGAAAACGAAATTCAGGGAGCGATTGATAAAAGCGGTAGCAAAAAGTATACAACAAATGAAGCATATCAGGCCGCACTTGCAGTACTTGAGCATAGGAAAAAAATTGGACAGGAAACCGCTAAGCAAGAACTTAATGACCTCCAAATTATAGGCGCAAAATATAAACTATCCGCTCAAGAACGCATGGACCTGGAAGAAAGAATCTACGACGCTAAACAAAGAATACTTGACGAAAACAAGAAAGCAGAGGAAGATGAGCAAAAAGCCAAAGAGAACCGCCTCCAAAATTCTATCAACTGGATTAACCAGGAGAAGGAATTTGGCAGGCTTTCTGCGGAAGAAACGCTTGCGGCATGGAGGCGTGTCTTAACAAAGCAAAAAGATTATGCCGAAGCCGTCAAAGAGGCCAACAAAGGCGTTTTCGATGCGTATAAAGACCTTCTCAGCGAGCAGATGAAAGAAATTGAGAAGGCGTATAACGACCGCATGGATAAAATTGACGCCGAGGCCGAAAAGCAGAAAAAAGTACAGCAGGATATAATTGACGGCATTGAGGCGCAGGAGAAGGCGCTTGAGCGTTCGGAAACATCTTATAGCCATGAAGAAAAAATGGCCGACCTGCAACAGCAGCTTGCCTATTGGTCAGTCCGTACAAGCGAAGAAGCGCGGCAAAAGGTGTTGGACATACAAAAGCAGATTGCGGACGAACAGCATAATTATGAAGTCGAAAAACAGAAGCAATCCCTTGAAGACCAGAAGCAGGCTGCTCAGGATAAAATTGACCAAATTGAAAAGGAAGCCGAAGACCAAAAGAAGGCCCTCAAGTCCATGTGGACGGATATTCAGGATATCTTCAACGACAACAATAAAAACCTGATAGCCAATGCCGCCCTTACCTCTGAAAAGGTTGCCGCCGAATACCAAAAGATACTCGACAAAATTAAGGAAGTAATGACAAGCGGCCAGTTTGTTACAACGCCGGAAGGTACAATTACCTTGAAAGGCGCTTCCGAGGCACAAGACAGCGCGCAGACAGCCACGCTTAACACTCAAATTAAAGCTCTTGCCGAAAAGATAGTTACTTTGAAATATCGGTTTACTCAAGGTGACAAAACTGCTGCGCAGGAGGCCGTATCAATTTATACGCAACTTGAAACATTAGGTTCCAAAGGACATGACGTGGCAACATATCTCCATAATTCCGGATATGAAGCTGCAAAAGAATATTACGAAAGTCTGCCTGCATTCCATGCCGGTGCCCAAACATTATCTTATGGCGTAGCAATGTTCAAGCCAGGAGAATTGATCTTCCCTCCCGACTTATCCACGAAGCTCGAAACTTTAATCTCGGCGCTTTATACAAGGCCTATCCAACAATTACAAAGTCCGTTTACGGACAACAGGAGGGAAATCAAAATCGACAAATTTCTCAATATAGAAAAGAATTACAATGAGGATGAGACAGATTGGGGTATTCTTTCAAAGCAGCTTGGGAGGGCTGTAATTGCTTTAGGAAACAAATAAAAGAAAGGACGTGATAAAAATGGGCGATGAAAATATTCCTGTGACGAAAGATTTGTGCAAAGTAATCCATAAACAGGTTGATGAAAGGCTTGACGACCTGAACGCCTGCATAAAGGAAATTAGGGATGCTGTCAATGAAATGCGTGAGATTGCGGCATCCAACAAAGAAATACTCAACATCCTTATGGAAGAAAGAGCAAACAGGATGCAGTCGATTCCGAAAGAAATGCCCAAAAAGCATTTTCTTGAGATGCCATGGTCGAAATACGTAATTATTACAGCCTGCTTTGTCATTGTCCTTCTGGTAGGCGGCGCAGTAGGCAGCAACATATTAGATCATTATATTCAGGTTATGGGAGGCGTTATCAAATGAATATTGTAAAACCTGCATGGCACTGGAAGGAACAACCTCAACCTTGGGACAAGAACAAGTATACCTCTATTGCCCTGCATCACATGGCTCACCCTACAGCCGATATATGGGAAGTTGAAAGGTGGCATCTTGAAAATGGATGGAGAGGCATAGGATACGGCTTTTGGGTGGGGTTTGACGGCACTATATATGAGGGCAGAGGTTTTTGTCTGAATGCCGGAGTTGAAAATCAGAATGACCATATTGTCAGTATCGGCTTCCAGGGAGACTACGAACATCAAACCAGTATGCCGGATGCTCAGTTCAACGCCGGAATAGACATTATAAACTATGTAAGACAGAACTGCCCTAATATTCAGTTTATCGGCGGACATGGTGATTTTATGACCACATCCTGCCCAGGAAGATATTTCCCCAAGGTCGAAATGAAAACATTAGCGAAACGAAAGGAGACGGTTTGGATGGACTGGAAAACAATTGTTCAAAAAGTCGCAAACTCTCCCGATGCTTGGGAAAATGCGATCAATACTGCAGTGGCCGCAGCACAAGCTGACGGGAATTTGGGAGACTTGGAAATATTCAAATTCCTTCCGACATTGATTGAAAAAATTTACAATGCAAGGGGGTGAACTTTGTGAAAGAGAAATTTGCAAAGCTTATTGATGTGAAGACTATCGTAACATTTGCCATTGTTGGCGCAGCTATAGCCTTGGCGTTTATGGGCAAGATTGACGCAAAGGAGATAAGCGCATTGGCCCTCATGGTTGTATCCTTCTTCTTTGGCGTAAAAGCCACAGAAAAGCAAGCATAATAATTGTTTTGGTTATATAAAGCCGCCCCGTTTTCCGGGACGGCTTTTGTTAATTTAGTTTTATAGATTGGAGTTGATTACAATGCTTGAAAAAGGCAATGGAATAGATAATGTCGCAGTCGGTGCAGGTATCGGTGTTGTCGAATGCGCAAAGTGGAAGCCACATTGGAGAATAGAGAAATATAACGGCAAAGGCGAATTGTACGCTGTCGAGGAATTCGACGGGAACCTTCTTTTGAACAGCGGCATAAATGCACTACTCAACCTACTAATTGGGTCAGGCACGGCTTTCAATAACACAAACGCAAGAATAGGCGTTGGTGATAGTACAACAGCCGCTTCTGCGTCGCAAACGGACTTGCAGGCAAGCACGAACAAGGCATATGCCGCAATGGATTCGACGTACCCGCAGGTATCAGGGCAAACAGTTACATTTAGGGCAACATTTGGCAACGGTGTTGCTGCTTTTGCTTGGAATGAGTTTGTAATCAAAAACAATGCCACAAGCATTTGCTTGAACCGCAAAGCGGAAAATCATGGAAGCAAAGCGTCGGCTGATACCTGGGTTGTTCAGGTACAAATAACTATCTCATAACAGGCAGGTGTTGAAATATGTCTAAAACCAATTGGCAAGACCCTGGTTCAAGTGAAATTATATCTCCGCATATTTCCGGCTTGCAAGAAGCCGTCGGCAAAATTGAGGATGCTATTGAGCTTCAGACTATCGGCGATATGAATGTACCTCTTGATGAAGTATATATATCTGATACGGACAGATACCGCATATATCAGGCACCCATTGGAAAAAGAAACTGGGTAGCCTTTCCCGAACCAATTATAAAGAAAAATGGGGTGCAAATTACAAGTGGTTTTACGATTGACTATGGCGGCGGGGCTATTATTCTAAGTCCTGCTGCAACAAGTTCCGATGTGTTTACTGCGGATGCAGCTTATATTATAGGCGCTCATTCGATTACTCCGGAAAGTATAGGGGCGGAAACCCCATGGGGAGCTCAAGCTAAAGTAAATGCACACGCAAACGCACCCGACCCACATCCACAATATGCAACGGATGCTGATGTGAATAATTTGAGTAATACAGTTAATTCACATTTGGCAGATTATGTGAAGCAACCAGCCAATGGTGGGACAACAGGAGGTACGTCTACAGCATATACATGCTCTAGCAATCCGGCGCCTGCGGCATTAGTAGATAAAATCGGGGTTGTAATTACAGCACATGTAGACAGCGGAGTAAATCCGACACTAGACTGGAACTCACTTGGAGCAAAGCCTATCAAAAAACCGAACGGCAATGCCGCTGTGTTAAAAGGTGGAGGTATATATACACTTAGGTATAATGGGTCATCCGGAAATTTTATATTACAGGGTGAAGGTGCAAGTGGAAACGCTACAGCATCCGACCTTCTCTCTGGTAAAACTGCGAGCACGGATGCTGGAGATATTGTGGGCACAATGCCGAATAATGGTATGGGATGGTTGGCGGCTAGGGGAATTAGTGTAGCAGGCCCCCCTGGAAGGCTTTACATGTATTCGCAGCCAGGCTACTATAATGGAACTGATGGTGGGCTATATGCGGATGACGCGAACTTTATTGCGGCAAACATACCAAACGGAATGTCAATGTTTGGACTAGTGGGTACGGGTGCAAATGCGAGAAGAATGGCAAGTGGAACTGTCACGTTATCAAGTACGAATGCTACATTCTATTCTCAATCAAATATTTCGGTACTAGCTTATTATGCAACTATTTCTGGTTTGACATTTACACCTTCAAGAATAATAATTTTTCCAACTGTTGCTGAGACAAGTCCACCAACAGTAGTAGTACTTCCAACAGATTTTTATACTCCTTCTGGTGGTGCAAATTCTCGAATAAGCGTAAGTGTCCCCCCAACTTTAGTTAGATACTATAGTTTGGATGGAGTTCAAGCATATATATCCGGTGGTAGTTTTAGAATACCAGTAGCAGATGGGACGGCTTGGGCTAGTAAAAGTGTTAGTTGGATAGCATACGAATAAGGAGGTAATTTACATGAATATTGGAAAGAAAATTTACTACGGTAAATCTAACGGCATTGTAATTTGGGATAAAGGCGAAATGTCTGGAAGTGTTAGAGAAACAACTTTGGAAGAAGATAAAGCAGTTATGCCTCTATTACAAATGGTTGATGCCAATGAACTCGGCATTTGTCAGCTTGAATACGGCGCTTATGCAACCGAGTTTGCAACCTGCAAGGCATATAAGATTAATACTGCAACCGGTTTGCCAGAGTTCTTGTTTTAGTTCGTAATAGGACAATTTTGCGAATTACGAACTAACAAAAAGGTACATATCTTCTACCCTCTTTTGTCAAAGGAGATGGCTTTATGTCGTTCTACAACAAAGGTGTAAAATATAACTTCAAAATGCCAGACGGCGGCGGGATGTACAACTCGGCGCTGTTTATTGTTGTTGTTTATGATGTTAGTGCAGGCAGTGATGCAATATCCAGTCTGCTTGCCAGTATATTTTCAACAGATTCAGGCGCGGGAAGCGAGAGTGTATTGGCGACTGTTACCCTATCCCCTATTTCGGATGCTGGTACTGGTAATGATAGCATTTCGCTGACAAGCAACATAGATGTTTCTGACACCGGCATAGGGGACGAGGGTTTGTTTCTAACTTGCCAAATAGCTATTGCCGATACAGGCATAGGGCAGGAGATTGTGGGCATAGCCAAAACCTTCTTTATAATCGACAGCGACAGTGTCTTGCAGCCGCTTGGCGTGCTGGTGTTGCAGGACAGCCGCTATGACCTCGTGCCGCCATTAAAGGAATACACAGATGAAATACCAGGCAGGCATGGCGAAATAAATTTTGGCAACAAACTTGACGGTAGACTGCTTGAACTGCATGTAGCAAGCGTTGATGGTCTTGCTCCTGAACAAAAGGAAGCCTTGAAGCGTGACTTTGCTAAATACCTGAACCCTGTCACCGGGGCAAAAAACCTTATTTTTTCCGACGACATCGAAAAAACCTATACCGTCAAGTATGCAGGTAAAATTGACCTGACACAGTATGCCGACTGGATGGAGTTTGTCATACCGTTTAAAATAGCAAATCCCTATATTATTGGCTCGTTTGAGAAAAAGCAAACCGGGAGTGGCGCATTGTTTAATTCGGGTAATGTTGAAACCCCTGTAATCATCCAAATTGCAGGAGCTATAACAAACCCATCAATAACCTTTGGCGCATATACATTGACTTATACCGGCATTATTCCGGATGGACAAACATTGGTTGTAGATACAGAGAAAAAGACTGTAATGTTGAACGGAGCAAATGCGCTGAACAACTGGTCCGGCGGCTTTCCAAAACTCCAGCCAGGCAATACTTCGGTGACCGCCGATAATAAGGTAACGTTTATATGGCGGGAAAGGTGGGTCTGATATGGCTGCAAAGTATACTTTCACAAGAAACAGCGTTGCATATAAGTCCGACGGCACGCCGGTTGCGGCAAATCAGCCGCGTTTTGAGGCGGGTAAATTTAGCAAGGCGGTGATGGCAGAGGAAGGGACGATGAACTTAATTTTGGTAAATCCCAAAATGAATACAGATTCAAATTTAGATGGACTTGCAGACGGGTGGATTAAAAGCTCAACCGCAGAAGGTTATACGTTAATTTGTTCCATTGAAGAGAACTCTCAAAAAGTAAACGTTATAAACGATGAAACGCACAAGGGGTATACACTTGGAGTAGTTGCTCCAAGTTATTCTGCGTCGGAAGGACAAATATTTTCTGCATCTGTTGATGCAAAATGGACTTACGGGTGCAGGGTATATTTGTATATACAATTTCGGAATTCCTCGCTTGTGACGATAGGCAACTATGTCGCAGTTTTTGGCAAAGATGAGCAGAATGCCTTTGTTAGACTAAAAAACGAAAATATAGTAGCTCCAAGCGGAACAGCATATATACGCATGTTGTGTTATATAACGCAATTGGAATATAGTACAAATATTAGTTGCTGGTTTAAAAATGCCCAACTTGAGCAAAAACCCTATGCTACCTCCTTCATCGACGGCACACGCTCCCCCGAAACCCTGACCGTTCCATCGGCTGGGGTGCTGAACCCGCAGGAAGGGACGGTGGAATGCTGGGTAAATATATCTGCGAACACTTCAGATACGCAGATTATTTTTGATAGCAGAAATATAGCTTTAAGCAGCCCAAATGCATATAATATTGTTCTTTATATGCCAAAGTATACGGATTCTAATGCAAGAAAACTGGGAATCCAATGCGGCGATGGAACTAATATTTATAACGCTTATGATAGCGTTCAGTTAGTCTTGAATACATGGTATTATTTAGCCTTACGTTGGACTGCAAACAAACTTGAACTTTTGAAAAATGGTCAAATAGTGGCTACCATTAACGCTAACATAGCTTGGAATTTACCTTCACAAACAGCTATAGGCTGTCGTACTAGTTTAACCGGGCAGCTTAACGGCCTCATCGACGACCTCCGCATCTCCAACCGTGCCCGCACAGATGCGGAGATACTTGCGGCGTACCAGAGCGGGCAGGCACTTGCGGTGGATGAATCCACTACCTTGAAACTCAATTTTGACCCCTTCGATAATGCCGACATATTGGTATACAACAACGGTCTTGTTTTGCCGTTTAATATGCAAAGCAGCAGGGACACAAAATGGCAGCTTATTGCTCCAACGAGAGACGCAACTGAGGAAAAGGAGGCTGCTGATGGAGATATTGACTTTGGTACTATGTTGCAGAACGGCGAAATAGAATTGCATGGCATTATTGAATATGCAAGCATACAGGAAAAGAACACCAAAAAGAGCGCTCTTGCCGGGCAGCTAAATGACTGCCGAAACAAAAAACTGCTTGCATTGGAAAGCAATCCTGATGTTGGAACGTATATCAGGCTTAAAGGCAGGCCCGAAGTTACCGAATACCCATCATGGATGGACGTAACCATACCGTTTTCGGCAGACCCGTTTTGGCAGAGCATAGATGAACATTACCAGCAAGGTAGCGGCACATTAACCAATGCTGGTACTTTTGAAGCACCATTAATTGTCGAAATAACCGGCGCAGTAACGAACCCTTCCGTTGTTGTAGGCGGACAAACCCTATCGTACACCGGCATTGTGCCAGCCGGTCAAACGCTGGTTATTGATACCGGCAACCAAACGGTTAAACTGAACGGAGTAAATGCGCTAGCCAACTACAACGGCGTATTCCCTATGCTGCAACCCGGCGATACAAACGTTACTGCGCCAAGTGCAGGGACAACGGTATTCAAGTGGCGAGATAGGTGGATATAAGGAGTTGATGCAGTGATGCAAGTACCTGAATATATCGTCGTAAAGGATTCTAACAACGCTATAATAGCATATCTGTCTCCTGATGATGGTCTCAAAGACTGTTATATTGATACAAGGCTAAATGGAGAATCAAGACTTGACTTTCAAATTCCCGCTGAAAATGAGAAATGGTCTCTGATAACGGCAGAGTGCAAAATAATTGCAGGTGAACGCGAATTTACATTATTACACGATGATGCATTAAATACAGAGCGTGACGAAAACAATAAACTATGGGGAAAAGTGTTTGCACTTGAAGCATGGGAAGCCCTTGATACAAAATACCCCGAACCTTATATCACCAACGACCCTAACACTCCTAATCCCGCCAACCTTACCGTCATTATTGTCGGAGGCGGCAGTGACTTGTCGGGTGGCAGATATGCTGTAGGCAGTGCCGGTCATGCGCTTTATGCCCTACTGCAAGGCACAGGCTGGAGTGTCGGCACTGTTGATGTAACCGGCACGCACGACATAGAAACCGAGAAGGAATCTATTCTAGCAGATATCAAAAAGATGCAGGAAATATGGGGCGGGTATCTTGTCTGGGACAGCATCAATAAAACAGTTTCGTTGCGTGCCGAAAGCACATGGCAGAATTATACCGGCTTTCAGATACGGTATGCGAAAAACCTGAAACACATTACAAAGACGCAAAGCAACCGCCTTATAACAAAGCTGTATCCTTTCGGCAAGGATGGCTTGGATATTGCCTCTGTCAATGGTGGTGTGAAGTATATCACCAACTTCAGCTATACTTCTCGTGAA